GAAATAATAGCAGCTATAACTTGAGGTTCCATACTTTTATTATAATGGTAGGCACAGTTTAAAATAGATAATTATATATAATTAACATGGCAACAGGATACGAACCAAATATACAAGGAGCTATCTCTGTATTAAGAGATTTGATGGTAGCTAATAGTGTTAATATGACTCGTGAACCATACGATCCTAATTACAGAGGATTAGTGGATGCAGTAATTGATTTGAAAGAAGGATTTACAACATTTGCTCCGGCCAAAGTGACCTTTAATGCTATTGCTTTTGAAGATATAGCGGAAGGTGATGCTTTATATATGAGAACCAGTGATGGTCAAGTAGGAAAAGCTAGTGCTGCAGACGGAAGTGTAGAAAATGCATTTGTAATTGGATTTGCAAATCTTTCTTGTTTAGCAAATGAAAGTGTACAAGTTGTCGTAGCCGGTCTGAAAGAGATTTCAGGTTTAAACGCAGGTGATTTATTCTTTTTATCTCCTACAACAGCTGGGACAATAACTGCAACTCCTCCTTCATCTGCAGGTCAAGCAGTCGTGAGAATAGGTGAAGCTGCAAGTACAACTCTATTGTCTATTCAAATTGAACCACCAGTTAAATTAAGTTAATGTCTTATCAACCTTATCCTCCTAATGCTCAAGGTTTTACTGAAGCATTAATAGATTTAAAAACAAATTACCCAGGACAAATTACTAATAAAGTAAATGGATTTGAAGCGGAGGCTTTTGAAAATTTAGTTCAAGGTGATGCTGTTTTCTCAAGAGCTAGTGACGGAAAATTAGGAAAAGCAATAGCAAATGATACCCAAGATAAAGCAAGAGTAGTTGGTTTTGTGGAAACAACTACGTCTGCAGGTAACTTAGTCCGTTGTATTGTAGAAGGAGTTACTCCAATAGCACCATTAGAAGCTGGGAAAAAATATTTTTTATCAGCTAATTCTGCAGGATCAATAACAAAAAATCCTCCAGTAAACTCAGGACATTATGTTACAAGAGTAGGACAAGCTGCTACTACTGCTTCATTGATAGTAAAGACAGAACCACCTGTTGAATTAAGTTAACAATTTAGTGGGATTAAAATAAATATAAATAAGTTCTTTTGAACAAGAATCTAATCTAGATATAAGATGGCAACTAGAAAATCATTAGTGCTTGTTTCAGGGCTTTTTGAGGAGTTAGATTCATCTTCTGATAAACTAGATTTTGCTGGCAATACAACTGCAGATTTAACTGAGAATACTAATCTTTATTACACTGATACAAGATCAAGAGCTGCTGTTTCTGTGACTGATTCTGGGGGAGATGGTAGTCTTTCATATGACAATTCAACAGGAGTAATTACATATACAGGACCTTCTGCATCTGAAGCCAGAGCACATATAAGTGTAGCATCTGGATCAGGACTTACTTATAATTTTGGTACTGGTGAACTAGGAACAAGTGCAATACCTAATGCTCAATTAGCAAATTCATCTTTAACAGTAGGAAGTACTTCCATTAATTTAGGAGCTACTGCAACAACTATTGCAGGTTTATCTGCTCTTACTTCTACCACTCTGACTGCAACTACTTTAGTTTCTGGAGTAGCAGACGCTGCAAATGCTATTTCTATAGCTGGTGGAAATATAACTTTTGAAGGGTCAAGTGCGGATACTGACGAAATAATATTAACAGCAGCTGATGCATCAGGCGGAGATAAAACCATAACTTTACCTAACACTACTGGTACTGTTGCATTAACTAGCGATATTGTTTATCCAGTAACTTTATCAAACTCTGTTACGCTTACAAATAAAACATTAGCTCTTGGCTCTAACACAATATCTGGCACAACTGCAGAATTTAATACTGCATTAACTGATAATTCGTTTGCTACATTAGCTGGTTCTGAAACTTTAACAAATAAAAGTCTGACTGCCCCAACTTTAACTGGATCTTCTACTTCTGCTGGCAGCATAATTTTCAAGGAAGATACAGATAATGGAACTAATTCAGCCACATTAGTAGGACCGGCCTCCACAGCTGATGTAACAATAACTTTACCGGCAGAAACAGGAACAGTATTGACAACTGCCTCATCAATTGCAAATAATAATCTTGCAAATAGTACTATTACTATTGGAAGTTCTTCTATTGCATTAGGATCAAGTCAAACTACATTTACTGGATTAGCTTCAATAACTTCAACAGCTGTAGTGACAAATGACAGTGGATTTAGAGTTAGAAATAATAGTGATAATACAAAAATAGTTGCACTTGATTGCTCTGGCATTACAGGTAGTACAACAAGGACATTAACAATACCTGATCAGGACGGAACAATTGCTTTAGTCGGAGGAGGATCGACTGAGTTTGCGGATAATGTTTTTAGAGTTACTGACAATAGCGATTCAAGCAAAAAATTAGCTTTTGAATGCTCTGGAATAACAGGAAGTACAACAAGAACCATGACTGTTCCTGACAGTAATGGGACAATAAGCACTGAAAGTTTTGCGACCGCAATAGCAGTGGCGTTAGGATAGTATTATGGCAACTCAAGTTCAATTTAGAAGAGGAACAACAGCTCAGCACAATAATTTTATAGGTGCTGATGGAGAAGTAACTGTAGATACCTCTATAAAAACTGTTATAGTACATGACGCATCAACAACTGGAGGTTTTCCTTTATTAAGACAGGATGCTTCTAATTCTCAATTAGAGAGAGGTTCTACTACTAACTGTGCTTTAAAATTTGCTGGAGATCCTAATACAGGCATAATAAGTCCGGCTAATGATGAAATAGCTTTGGTTACTGGTGGGTCTAGTCGTCTTACAATAGATTCTAATGGAGCTGCGACCTTTACAGGTAATGTCCAGATAAATGGACAATTATCAATTACTGGTGATGTCACCTCTGAAGAAAACTTAGCACTAATTATTGCTTTAGGATAATATGGCAAACACCTTCAAAGTCAATACAAAATCAAGTTGTGTAACTGATGCACATACCAGCACTAATGCAAATGTCGTATCGGCAGGTGCTTCTGCAACATTAGTTCTTTTAAGTATTTTAGTTTCTAATAAAACTGGAGCAAGTGCTGACGTTGATGTTTTTTTAGTTACTAATTCAGGAGATGATGTATTTCTTTTAAAAAATGCACCAGTGCCAGCCGGCTCTTCATTGGAATTAATTAGTGGATCAAAGGTAATTATGGAATCTAGTGATGTATTAAGAGTAAGAACTGATAGTGCTAGTACTCTTGACGTTTCCGTAAGTTATTTAGAACAGACATAAAATGGGATTATCAGTTAATAATGATCTAGTAAATTTATCTGACAATTTTGAAAGTCTTAAATCAAAGGTTGAGGCTATTGAAATTATAGTTTATGGAGAAAAGGTACTAGAATTAGATGATTCTACTTGGGAAAATATTAGAAAAAAAAGAGATTATATTTTAAAATCTACAGACTGGACTGTTACTCCGGGATGTTCTGTTGATCAGGCTCAGTGGTCTGCTTATAGACAAAATTTACGAGATATTCCTCAAACATATACCGTAATTACAGATGTAGTTTGGCCTACTCAGCCATCTACATTAGGACCTAATAGTTAAAAAGTCCCATATTTACTGAGCTTAAAATAATTAAAGAAATTAAGAAGACTTCTAGGTTAATCTGCTATGCCATATATTGGAAATACTATTCGCTCTGCTCAAGATTACAGGTTAATTGATGACATAAGTAGTGGTTTTAATGGGAGTACTACAAGTTTTGCTTTACAAGTTTCAGGTGTTGCTCCTTCTCCTTTTCCAAAATCGCCTCAACAAGTTTTAATATCTGTAAATGGTGTTATTCAAGAACCAGATCCTACTGGGTCTTCAGGATTTAATTTAGTAGGAACGAACATAGTTTTTAGTTCGGCTCCTGCGAATGGTCAAGCATTCTTTGGAATAATATATGCAACTGCTGATTACATAAATGCAGGAGGGTCATTTCCTGCAGGATCAAGTAGTCTTCCCTCTATAACTTTCAGTGCAGATACAGACACAGGATTATATAAAAAAGCATCTGGTACTGTCGGATTAGTTTCAGATGGGACTGAAGTAGGAACTTTTGGTAGTAGTGGTATTACTGCCTCAGCTTTTGTTGGTGATGGGTCAGGACTCACAAACCTTCCTTCAACAGGGGCAGGTTTAATAGGTCCTGGTAATGAGGAGTTGTTTTTAGAAGCAGAAAATCAATTGGATGCAAGTTTTGCAACAACGTCAGGTAAAAATTATTTATCAATAGGACCTTTGACTATTGCTTCTGGTGCCACTCTTACGATTACTTCTAGCTCTGTTATGACTTTTGTCTAAAAATTATTTAATTTTAAAATTATGGCTAATTTAAATGTAGATGAAATTGAGGCAAGTGGTACTAATGAGAATGTAAAAATAAGCACACAAGGAACGAATGGAGCTTTAGAAGTTAAAGGTGCAAGTAATGATGGTACATTACAACTTAATTGCTCGAATAATAGTCATGGAGTAAAATTAAAATCTCCAGCTAATAGTGCAGGACAAAATCATACAATTATTTTGCCTGATAACCAAATTGCAGCAGGTAAATTATTAAAGGTAAAAAGTATAGCTGGTAGTGGTAGTACTGCCGTTGGGCAATTAGAATATGCAGATTTACCTGCTTCTGATGTTAGTAGTTTAAATGCTAGTAATTTTACTAGCGGTACAGTACCAACAGCTAGATATAGTTTAGATGGATCAGTAGGTGCAGGTTATCAATTAATATCAAAACAAACTGTATCAAGTGATGATACGATTCAACAAATAGATTTCACGAGTTTAGCAGATAATGGAATGTATAAGATGATTATTAAAGAGGCCAATACAAATAGCGGTACTAATTATATACACATTCAGTGGTTAGATTCAAGTAATAATGTTCACGATAATATAAGTTATTATAGATGGGATGATAATGATGATAATCTCACTTCAAGTACTGACCAGCAAATACCATTGTATGTAGGTGCTAATTTTTCAAGATTTTATTTTGATATTGAATTTTATACAGCTACACGACATACCGTTAATCACACAAGCTCTGGTTCTAATACTTTTAATAAAACTTTTATGTTAATACAAGGTCATGGAAGAGGTAATGATGATAATAAATGCGAAGTTTATGCAGGATTTAATAATGCTACTGATACAGATAGAATACATGGGGTTAGAATAACTGTTTCTCAAAATGGATATCTTCAATCTGGTACACAAATTTTACTTTACAAATATAATGAGTCTTAAAAAACACATTAGAGATACTCTTATATATGAATAAGATTGAAAGGATGTTTACCTAGTAAAATAAAAAAATATCATCAGTATGTAGATGTCAAAAATAAAAGTTGATGAAATAATTAGTACTGACACAAACGTTAAACTTAGTCCTAAAGGAACAGGGCTCATAAAAGTAAAAGGCGTAGGTGGAGCAGATGGTACATTACAACTTAATTCTTCTAATAATACTAATTCAGTAAAAATAAAATCCCCTGCTCATAGTTCTGGTCAAAGTTATACTATGATTTTGCCTGATAATAATATTGAGGCAGATAAATTTTTAAAAGTTAAAAGTATTACAGGTAGCGGAGCAACCGCCACAGGACAATTAGAGTATGCGTCAATGGCATCAGCTGATCTATCTAATTTAAATGCTGATAATTTAACGTCAGGAACAGTGCCCTCTGCTAGATTTCCTAGCACAGGTTTTGCAAGCAAAGGTGCTGCTTTTCAATTAGTGCAGAAACAAGCTGTTGGTTCTACAGATGTCGCAAGTATTACTTTTTCTAATATAGAAAACGATACGATGTATAAAATGATTGGAAAACATTTAGTAATAAGAGGAGAAAATATTTACAGCAATGAAGTTAATATGAGGATGGCGTGGTTAGATTCTAATGGTGCTAAACAAGGATATATACATTATGAAAGATGGTATTATCAGAATTCCAGTAGCCATGATCATGGCGAAAGTTATGGTGGAAATAACGAAGACATAAATTTACGATATAGTGCAACCAGCACTATGACTAATTCATTTGTTGCAGATATTTATAATTACCCTGGAAATATGTGGATGACACTTAGAGGGTTTGATCCAAATTACGGCAGTGGTTCAGGTGCTGTTAATGCAAATAAATATGAAGTATATGCCACATTTACTGATCAATATGTTGCTGATGCAATAAATTGGAGAGCACATGGAATAGAAATTAATTGTACTCCTTTTTCTAACCGAGGATTTACCTCTGGGACGGAAATTCTACTTTATAAATATGTTGAAATTTAAGTAGCGTAACATAAATATGTTTTAGAATAAAATAATAATTTATTTATTGTATGTCAAAAATAGAGATAAATGAAATACAATCTTTAACAAACGATGGAGATTTAACAATAACACCTAATGGAACAGGTGTTCTTGAGGTAGCAGGTGATGATATTGATGGAACGCTTCAACTAAATGATTTAACACAATCCAATAATATAAAAATAAAGGCACCTCCTAATAGTGCAGGGCAATCTTACACAATGATTTTGCCTTCTAATAATATAGCAGCAGATAAATTTCTTAAGGTAAACAGCATAACTGGTAGTGGAGCTACAGCAGTAGGGCAATTAGGATTTGAGAGTGTAACAGCAGCTGATCCATCTAATTTAAATGCTGATAATTTATCATCGGGAAACTTACCAACTGCTAGGTTTCCATCTTCTTTTGCAGCCACAGATGCAGGTTTACAATTTGTATCAAAACAAGAAGTTGGATCTACTAATGTAGCTACAATAACTTTTACAGGTTTTGATGAGGGGATGTATTTATTAATTGGTAAAAATATTAAATACAGTGCGAATGAAGATCTTTTAGTACTTAGACCAAAAGATAGTAGTGGGAATAATTATAGTAGTGGGGATCTTACTTATGAGAGTTGGGATGGAAGTGGTGATAATGCACACAGTGGTGGAAATGCTAGTAAATATGTTGTAAGAACTGGTGCTGGAAATCACAACAAATTGGGTTTTATTGCTGAAATTTCTAATTTAGCAAGTTATGGTAGTATTCTAGTAAGGGGGATGGCTCCTATGAAAATTGATAACAAAATGGAAATGTATGGATCTTTTAAAACTGCAAATAAAAGAATATATTCTTTAGAATTAGCATCAACTAATACTACTTCTTATCTCTTTACACAGTACACACAATTCCTACTTTATAAATACGGAGAAAGCTAATGTACAAAATGGTAGATGGGGTCACCATCAAAATGACAGATGAAGAAATTGCAAAATTAAATGCAAGTCAACCAACAGATGAAGAAATTCTTGCTGAAAAATGGAGATACGTTAGAAGAGAAAGAAATTCATTATTAGCAGCATCCGATTGGAGAGCTAGTACCGATGTTACGTTATCAGATGATTGGAGAACATATCGGCAAGCTCTTAGAGATGTCCCTACACAGTCAGATCCAGACAATATTACTTGGCCTACCAAGCCTAGTTGAGATAAAATTAGCCATTTTAAACTAGATATTACAAGCAATTTAGTTTTAAATTATGTCAAGAGTAAAAGTAGAACATATACGCCATACTTCTAGTAATAATGATTCAGTTACACTTGCATCAGATTCTAGTGTGAGTCTTAAACATAGTGGATCAGCAAAATTATCTACTACCGCTTCAGGGGTGAGCATTACTGGAGTTGATCTTTCTAATTTATTGAGAGAAGGAGTGAACATAACTGCTGGTAAGTTAAGTGATAACACAAACATTGATTTAGAAGATGGAATGGTACATCTTTTTACGACACAAGAAACAACCACATCTACACCTAATATTAGATTTAACAGCTCTACAAGTCTTAATAATAGTATGAACACTGGAGAGGCTATATCAGTAACTATTATCACAACTGCTGCTGCTGCTGGTTATTCTGCACAATTGACTATTGATGGTTCTGCGGTTACAGAAAATTGGGTAGGAGGATCTGCTCCGTCAGCTGGTGGCTCAAGTAATGTTGATATTTATTCTTATACAATTATTAAAACAGCATCAGCTACATTTACTGTTATTGGAAACCTAAGTAAAACATCTTAATGAAGCAAGATTATTGGACATATAACATTCCTTTGTCAATGGCAGGTTTAGGTGGTGGTGCCACCTCACTTTCTGTTGCAGGGGGTGGTAGTGGGTTAATACCTTCATTAACAGCAGCAGAACATTATTATGATGAGGGAGATGACGCAACATCAACTCCACCAGCTATAATAGGGCATGATATCACACAAAATGTAAGTACTTTTGCCAATGCAAATCAAACATGGAGTGATATACCTGTAGTTACTACATCGGGTAAAAGATTATTTGTTATTGTTATGGCTTTGAGGGAGCCTGGTAGTGATAATGATGCTTCTCATTGGGCAGAAAAATTTAATTCCTCAGATTTAAATTTTGAATTGGAATTAAAATATAACAGCACAACCACAGCACTTACTTATAGAAATGTATATGCAGCTAGTAAATACAATAGTAATAGTATATGGACAGCAATAGCTGACGGAGCTACATCATCAACAGATGATTACAGCCTACGTATACACGTAATTGATGAAGCACCTACTGGTAATTTTGCCTTTTCAGGTATTGTTATAGATAATGTTAACAATATTGAATATTTTAATACTGAAGGTCTTGCTTTCTCAGAAACAAGTGGACAAACCGTTACTTCAGCGTTAAACCTTGCACCAAACAATTCAACATCTGCCACAAAGGTATTGAGAATTGCTGCTGGTAATGGTTCTAATATTGCTTCTGATGTTCTTGACTACAACAAAGGGGGTTCAGAACCTGCGTACACTAAAATAGGAGAAGGTGATAATGGGTCAGATGAAAGACATTATCATGCTTACCACTTTGGAAATCATGGAACACAAGTTAATATGACAGGCACTTTTGGTGATAGTTCTACAGGAGCTAATAATGGTATGTCTGGACTAGGAGCTATTATTGGATTATCTTAATTAGAATAGAAGTTTTTACATAAAATTAGACATTTTAAACTAGATATTACAAGCAATTTAATTTTAAATTATGTCAGCAATTAGAGTAGAAAATATACGGCATAGACAAAGTTCAGATGATTCAATAAGCATTGCGTCTGATTCTACTGTCACCCTAAAATACTCAAACGCAACAAAATTAGCAACTTCAGGTACTGGCGTAACCGTTACAGGAACGTGTGCTGCTACTGCTTTTAGTGGTGATGGATCTGCATTAACTGGACTTTCTTCTGGTTTAAGTTCTGATTCACAGTTTAATACTGTTGGTGGTACAAATGCTGGGGATAGTTTTTCTGGCACTGATGCAACTGATAATACTTTAATTGGATATAACGCTGGTACTGCCTTAACTACTGGCGATGGTTCAGTTTTAATTGGTAGTAAAGCTGGTGAGTCAACTACTACTTCAACTGGTCTTACTGCTATAGGTTTTGAAGCTGGCAAAGCTAATGTTGATGGCGGTAGAAATACATTTATTGGTTACAAAGCTGGTACAGCAGCTACATCTCAATTTAATACTTGCGTAGGTCATCAGGCTGGTTTAGTTGTAACCACTGGTTCAGAAAACACATTGGTTGGTTATGAAGCTGGAAAGTCTATTACAACTGGAGAAGGAAATATATGTGTTGGTAATGCAGGCAATGGCATTACTACTGCAAGGCGATCTACTTGTGTAGGTCAATATGCTGGTAATGGTATAACAACTGGTGATAATAATACTGCCATTGGGTATCAATCTAATGCTAGTAGTACAGGAACTAATAACACTTCTGTAGGGTATCTTTCTGGATTTTCTTTAAGCTCAGGACAAAATAATTTATTTCTAGGGTATTTCGCTGGTTCTTCTAATAGCCCGTCAGGAGCAGTATCAACAGGCTCAAATAATATATGTCTTGGCGATAACAACATAACTAACTTATATTGTGCAGATACTTCAATATCTTCTTCAGATCAAAGAGATAAGACGGATATTACTAGCTTCAACCTTGGGCTTGCATGGGTAGAGGCACTACGTCCTGTTACTTATAGATGGGATAGACGTACTTGGTACGGTACAGATGAACAACCCTACGGAACTCCAGATGGTTCTAAGAAAAGAACACAATTACATGTTGGATTTTTAGCTCAAGAAGCATTAGAAGTGGAAAAAACAAACGGTTATGGTACATCTAATGACGACTCTATTACAGTTCATTTGAATGAAGATGAAATGTCTTATGGAATGAAATATGAAAGGTTAGTCCCTATTTTGGTAAATGCTATAAAAGAGTTATCAGCTAGAGTAAAAACCCTTGAAGGAGGGTAATAGCAATATTATTTGGAAAAATTAGCCATTTTAAACTAGATATAAAGTAATAGAAAATTTAGATGGCATACATAGGATCAGAACCTAATTTCCTAAATCAAAATAGGGAACTTGATGATATAAGCAGTAGTTTTAACGGAAGTACTACGACTTTTAACTTACAAGTCTCTGGTCAGAGTATAAATCCAGAAAGTGTCAATAATACTTTAGTTTCTGTTGGTGGTGTATTACAAAATCCTGGAACGGACTATACGATTAATGCAGCCACTATAGTTTTTACCACAGCTCCAGCTAGTGGGTTAGATTTTTGGGGGTTGGTATTAGGTGAATTAGTAAATACAGGAGTCGTATCTGACGGAACAGTGACAACAGCAAAAATTGCTGGACAGGCTGTGACTGCTGCGAAATTAGCAAACACCTCAGTTTCTGCTGGTAGTTATACAAATGCAAGTATTACAGTAGATGCACAGGGTAGACTAACAGCAGCCTCTTCTGGCTCTGCAGGAGGAATCACTATTCAAGAAGAGGGTAGTGCATTATCCACAGCTGCAACTACTTTAAATTTTGTTGGTAGTAGTGTAACTGCATCTGGCACTGGTGCTACAAAAACAATTACTGTTGCTGCAGGAGGAATTACTGTACAGGAAGAAGGAAGTTCTTTATCCACAGCTGCGACCACTTTAAACTTTGTTGGTTCTTCTGTGACCGCATCTGGTACTGGAGCGATTAAAACAATTACTGTTGCTGCAGGAGGAATTACTGTACAGGAAGAAGGAAGTTCTTTATCCACAGCTGCGACCACTTTAAACTTTGTTGGTTCTTCTGTGACCGCATCTGGTACTGGTACTACAAAAACCATCACAATCTCAGGTGGTGGTGGTGGTGGTTTAAGTTCAGACTCTGATGGAAATACTGTTGGTGGTACAAATGCTGGTGCAGATCTGAATGGCGGTACTAATAATACACTTTTAGGAAAAGATGCTGGACCTGATATAACCTCTGGTGCAGATAATGTCTGTATCGGTGGTTTCGCTGGATATAAGATGACAACTAATACAAAAAGTATATGTATTGGTAGTATGGCTGGATATAACTTAGTAGATAGAACAAATGTTATCGCAATCGGACATTCGGCTCTTCTAAACAGTAATGGTTTTACAAATATAGCTATTGGTAACTATGCCATGAATTATGCTACCTCAGCTTATGAAAATGTTTCCATAGGAAGAGGCTCAATGAACTATATCACTACTGGTCAACTAAATGTAGCTTTAGGTGAGTATGCAATGTATGGAAATAGCACATCATCACCTATAACTGGTAATGAAAATGTTGGTATTGGACCATCTTCTCTTCCTTCGGTTACATCAGGTTCTAATAATATCTGTCTTGGTAAAAACTCAGGTACTGGAGCTAGTCCATCAGGATCAATTACTTCTGGTTCAAATAATATTTGTCTTGGTAATAACAGCATAAGTAATTTATATTGTGCAGATACATCAATATCTTCGTCTGATTCAAGAGATAAAACAGATGTCACAAGTTTCACTATTGGATTAAACTGGATCGAAGCACTAAGACCAGTAACATACAGATGGGATAGAAGAACTTGGTATGGAACAGATGAACAGCCTTATGGAACACCTGATGGATCAAAGAAAAGACAAAGACTACACCTTGGATTCTTAGCACAGGAAGCACTTGCAGTAGAACAAGCTAATGGGTATGGAAACAGTAATGATGATTCCTTAATCCTTAACCTTACAGATGATGGTATGAGCTACGGTATGAAATATGAAAGACTTGTACCAATTCTTGTAAATGCTATAAAAGAGTTATCAGCAAAGAATAATGCACTTGACGCAAGAATACAAGCTTTAGAAACAGCATAAACATAAGCAACTTGCAGTAATTAGATCAATTTAGTAAAATTTGAATAAATACTTTTTAAAAATGCAAAAAATTTTTAACGCAATAGCAATTGCTTCAGGGATTGTTTCTTTAACAGTTGTAGGTAGTGGTCTATTTATTTTTATAAACAAAGACACAATAATAAATACTATAAAAGAAAAAGCTATAGAATCTGTTAAAGATAATTTA